TGGAAGGAATAGAATGCCACCTTTAGTTGTTTGTTTTTGAACAAAGGGTAGAATCATTAATCTATACCCAGTCGGTGTAGGAAGCTGATCTCGGAGAGACTTATCTTCTTGAACACTTTCTGGTGTATATTTTAAATCATCAGGAAGTTTTTTAGCAACATCTTCAAAATTATTTACGTGATCAGGAACAGTTTTAGATTTACCGTCCCCAAATAGGATTTCTTTACTCATCTTTTTCTACCTTACTTAGCAGGTCTAAAATTACATTCTCAGCAAAACTGAGACCTGACAGTTCACCGATTACTTTATTATATTGGTTCCAATCTTGAACACTACCTGTCTTCACAACTTCTATGAGTTCTTCTTGACGTGCTCTTATGTTTTTAAGAATTTTTTGAGTTAAGTAAACGTAATCCATTTAACACTTCCACTGTCTTCTTGACCAGTAGTTTGCTTTAGTTCTATCACTGCCTAAACCTTTACTACGTGCACAGTATGATCTTTTTCTTTTAGGATCGTTAGGATGAGCTCCTAAGTTTGGGTCGCCGAATGTCACTCTTTTTATTTTATTATTTTTAGGATCTTTTACAAAAACTTCTCTAGTTTTTTTACCGTACCCTGGATCGCCTTTTTTTATTCTTCTTGGCTTGTTTAAGGTAACTTTTTTTCCTCGATATTCCGCCACGTTTTTTACCACCTTTTAATTGGTTTGCTATAGCAGGACGGTTAATCACTACCTTTTACCAGACCAATCTGTATTAAACTTTGTTCCTTGAGTTGCTTTACCTTTACCTTTAACTTCTGACTGACCCATGCCAAAAACTTTTTTATAAAGTATTTCGCCAGACCTTAAAGGTGGATTACCTAAGTCTAATCTATCAGGTGCTGATACTTCAACTTTTTTATATTTAGTACTGTCTTTCATTTACCCTCCTAGGATTTTTTGAATCTTTGCTAACTTTTGTGCTGCTGTCATAACGCCACCACCAGTCTTCATTTTAGGTCTTTTCTTTTTAACGCCACCACCATTCTGCATTTTAGGTTTTTTACCGTTTATTGGCATTTTTACGCTATTAGGATTGGATCTGCCACCACCGACGCCACCACCTTTTTGCATTTTAGGTTTTTTCTTGACGCCACCGCCATTATTCATTTTATGTTTCATATTAGTTCCTATTAGTTAAATCCGCTTCCCTGACTTGTTTCAATATCTCAGAATATGATTTAGCCAAGTCTGCTTTTTGTTTCATCATGGCTTCTTCACGATCCTGAGCTATTTTCATCTCAGCGATAGCTTCACTCGATTCTATTTTAGCCTGATCTACCTGTGCTCGTAAAGTATCTGATTGAGATTTTTGTGCTAATTCTTCTCTCTTTAGTTGGACTATAGGGTCTATCTGTGCATTTTGTTGAGCTTGAGCCATAGCTTGTTGCTGTCCAGTAACTACTTGTGCTGCTTGTGCTGCGAGCCCTGCTATCTGGTTCATAATCTCTGGAGGCATTTGACCTGAAGGTAGGTCTGGTAGTGGTTGACCTAATACTTGTTCTATCTGCTGTTTATATTGGAAGGCTAAGTGTTCTTGTATATTAGCTCCGATAACAGCTTGAGCTTGTGGGTTTTGAGCAACCATAGGGTTTTGTAAAAATGCAGAGTGTGCTGCAATATACGCACCATGGTCTTGAAAAACAAAAGCCTGTATAGGTTGTCCTGTAAGTGCTGCCTGTTGTTCTGAGATGGGGTCTCGAGGAGGAACTTCCATTGGAGGGGGTAAAATAGAATCTATATTTTCCACCTCGAGTGCTTCGTACATTCTTCTAAACGCTTCTCGCATGTTGTGTATTTGTGGTGCTTGAGTTGCCATCTGTAGTTGTTGTTGAGCTAACATAACTCTTTGTGACATGCTAAATATATTAGGGTCACTTACTGGTATGATGTCTACTTTATTATCAAAGTCTATTTGTTTTATTTCTCTAGGTCCACCAACTACTTCGTATGGATAGCTAGGTGGTAGAGATTTAGCAAAAATATTAGCTAGTAGACGAAACTCTTTCTTCTGTGCAAAGTGTAGTCTTTTGTGTATAGCTGACATAACTTTAGTGCCTCGTTCTAACATGGCTACTGTTGTACCTACAGGTAGTTGTTGACTACCTATATCACCAACTTGCATATCGGCTATTGATGCGAACCTTCTACCAGAATCTACTAGCACACCTAATAGTTGAGCTAATACACCTGATGGTTCTTTGTATGGTAGAGGTAGTAGTGCATCTCTGATTGTTCCTCCTGGAACATCTACATCCCTAAACTCTCCTGGACGTAGTGGTTCATCTTCACCTTGAACTCTCATGCCTCTAGCTTTAAAACCTGCAGGTAAATTAGAAAGTGTTCCTGCGTCTATAAGTTGTCTTAGTATAGAAGTAGCTGATTTAGTTAAACCACCTATCATGTGTATTAAACCAAAGCCATAAAAACCTAATCCTGGAAGAAACTTATAATGAACAAAATATTCTTTTTTCTTCATAAGTTCATCGTTTTGATTCCAGTTTCTACGGATAGCTAGTATTTCTCCTGAATCTTCTAGGATAGAAACTATGTAAGGCACTGCGTAATCGTAATCATCAACACCTTCTAGCTCTAAATCAACGTGAAACTCTAGGATAGTGTACTCATTATAGTCACTAGCTGGTCTAGAAAGTCCTTGTAATTCGTCTATTTTCTCTTTTGCTTGGTCATATTGTACTGAACTAGCGTTATTTAGGTCAATATCTCGGTAAATACCGTTAATTTGCATTTTTCTTATGTCATTTCCTGTCATATTGACTACATGACAGATTCTTGGGCTAGTTTCTAGGTTAGTTGTGTCGTAAGATACGACTAAATCCTCTGCTTTTACAAAACTAGCGACTGCTCGACCTAAAATATTGTCATAATAGACTTTTTTAAACGCAGAACCAGACAAAGGTAGGTAAAATAACAAAGAATCCATGTCTGGATCGTATTCTTCCATGACATCTGTGATTTGGTAGTTCATAAACTCCTTCACACGTTGAGATTGAGCTAAAATTTCAGGCGTTTCTGCTCCAATTACTTGAGTTTTGACTGGTCCATTTGATGGTAGCAGTTCTTTATACGCTTGTGCCTGAAACTGAGTACACGCTTCACTTAAAAGTGGGTGTGTAACTCCTGTTGCTCCAGGAAAAGGCTCATCTCTGTCCTCTGGTTTGATGCCAAGTAGGTCTAAACCTTTGGTAAATCCATCTAACCAATCTTTTCTAGATGCTTTATCTTCGTCGTATGCTTCTAAAAGTTCATTACTCAATACACCTAACTGACTTTCGTCCATTATATTAGCTATATTGATATTGTGTTCTAGTTCTGGAGGAATAACATCTGGTAACATAGGTACTATTTGACCTTGTGAATCAATTTGAAACTGATCTACTAGCTCTCCAGCAATGTTCGCTTCTTCTGGAAGTTCTACGGTAAGTCCTTCTTCAACTTCGACTTGTTGTTCTGGCTGTACTTCCCCTCCAGTTTGGTATCTTTGTTTTTCAATAGCCATGATAAAGGTTTAATAATAACTTATTTTTTTCTTATATAATACTTCTTCTTCGTAATCTGACGGTAACTTAATGAAGCCACCTTGTCTGAAGCGTAATAGAGCTTGTGTTGTAGAGTCAACTAAATCGTCATGCTCACCTGAAGGAAAAGCAGCACACTCTTCAACAACTTCCGTAGCCCATTTAGTATCAGGATACCAAACTAGTCCACTCTCGAACAATGGAGCACAGGCATTGACTCTTGCTACTTTGTCCGTGCCTCTTGATGGAGTAAAGTTTTGAACTGGTATACCGATATTACGCAGTTCTTGTGTAAGTGGCATACCTGATGCTTTTGATTCTATAATTACTACGTCTGGTTCCCAATCTTGATATTGTTCTAAAGCTATCTTTTTAAGTTCAGGAAAGTTGTACTTACCTTTTATAGTGTCTAATAAAATTATGTGTGGTGCTTGACCTGCGTAAAGTTCATCACCTATCGTACCTTCTGGGTGAAAAACTCCCCATGTAGTTATAGCTGAGTAGTCAGCTGATTCTTTTTTCAAAAATGCTGTATCGTATGATTGTATTAAATAATCACAAGGTGGTGGTTTGTCAAATGGCCATTCTTTCCACCAATCACGTTTTATAAGTGCTCCTTCTTCTGAAGTTGGATTCTGCATATATTGTGCGTGCCACTTTGGTCCACCACGTAAAGAAGCCTGTATAGATTCTAGTTCTTCCATCTTCCAATATTCTGGCCATAGAGGAGTGTTAGAAGGTAGTATAGCAGGTAGTTCAATAAGTTCCCATTGATCTGCTTTAGGGTCTCTCGCTGCATCTCTCAGTAGTCTACCTGTTAAATCGTTGACGTGCCAACGTGTCATGACGATAACTATTGATCCTCCTGGTTGTAAACGCTGACGAGGTCCAGATGTGTACCACTCATAAGCGTCTTCTAGTGCAACTTTTGACATAGCGTCTTGTTCTGAGTGGGGGTCATCAATAATAAATAAATCCGCACCACGACCAGCTAGTGCACCACCTATACCTGCTGCATAATATTCACCACGTATCTTCGGATCTTTAACATGTTGTGTTTCCCACTTACCTGCTGCTTTAGAATCTGGGTTTAGAGTTACGTCAGGAAATATTTTTTTATAATCATCAGTATCTATTAAGTC